TGGTTCTTGAGAACGAGAGTATATACTTGCTCGTTAGTAAGAGCATATACGCCTGTAGATGAAGGAGTTAATTCAACACCGTTCTTATCAATGATTCTAGAAATAGGTCCAGAAGCAGCAGAACTTGTGCCAACAACAACCTCACCTCTAGTTACCAATATATTACCAGAAGCAAAGCACTTAAGGAATGTTTCAGGAGTTAGAGTTTTTTCTGTTCCAGGAACAATATTCTTAGCAGGTTTGTCAAAGTCAACATTAGTCATGTAAACTCTAACTGGAATATTGGTGCTCTTACTCTTAAAGTATAGATCAGCACCAGTGATGAATACACCACCGTCAAAGTTTTCAACCTTGAATACCTGTGCTAGTGGATTTGGTCTTAATGGATCATCTGTATTGCTCTCTACAAACTGTACACCTTCATTTGACTTAAAGTAAGATGGTTTTGTAGATACAATACTGGAAGGATTCTCTGGTAGAAGACCTGTAGCATAATATTTAATCTCAGCATATGTATCAACACCCGCCTTGTCTTCATCAGTTTCACTGGAAGTAAATCTAAAAGTTAGTTCTCCAGTTGTAAAACGTAGTTCTTCTGAAGATTCGTCATACTCAACAGTATCAACATCTCCAGTCCAAGTAGCATTTTCACGAGGAGCATAACCAGCAGGCAATAGAATCAAACCACTAGCGTTGCCATTTTCATCGGTCACAATCTCGCCATTAAATGCTGATAGTGAATTACCAGCAATGCCAGTATATCTTAGGTCTGGGTTTACCCAACGATTAATATTTCTGCCTTCTAAGAATACAGATACTTTAGTTAGAGGCTTAAGTCTTCCAATTACAAACTTGATAGGTCTAGTTCTAGCAAAGAACTGTAGTGATTTTGATACAACACTTTCACCAACTGCTTTAGTTTGTACACCTTTGCCAAGTTCATTGTTTTGTGGACTAATATTGGAAGAACTTCCAACAGAAGCAGCTTTGACAGAAGACTTGGCGTTGGCGGTATTTGTCTCACCAAGAGAATTAATTGATGTAAACGAAGGGGAAGTTCCAACCCAGTTTACAATGAATGAATTATGGAGACTAGAGAAACTCTCTCTACTATCATCTTTAGCAATAAAGATATCGAAGAGACTTGTATTTGTATCTACAACCAAAGGTTCTACGCTTTGATCGTACCACTGATCAATCTGTGGAGAAACTTCTCCTTCACCAACATATTGGAAAACAACAAATGGGTTTGGATTGATAGTCTTCGATGCGAAATCATTACCAAGAAGTTTGAGACTACTATATGGCAGAGTTACAATATTACCAGACTTTTGATATCCAGCAACAGATCTTTGGTCTTGTCTTGTATTGACTTCTCTTAGAAGAATAGAATCTTCTTTTGACTGTGGTCTCAATACAGACTGTCTGCTATCGATAGCACACTTGTAGTCAGCAGAAACTAGGTTTCCAATACCATGAGTCTCGAAATTGTCTACAAAGAAACCAGACTTAAATCTATCAAGACCGATTTCATCCTTGACTTGCATGTTCAACGCCTGTTGCTCAAGGATGCTGAGCGTGGTATAATACTCAAGACGTTCAACACGCTTCTCAAGTTTACCGATGTCCTTCATCGTGTAACGCTTGTGCTCAACAGGAGTAATCCTTACATCTTTGCTGCTTGTAGTATACGCTGGAATATAAGCATAGAAGAGAGCAACAGCATCCTTGACAGGATCTGGTTTAGTTGGGTTGAGTGAA